TAGCCGCCAAGTCTTCATCGCTGATCGGAACTAAGCCTTCTTTGATGAAAGCGTCTTGCGAGCCGTCTGACTCGTAGGCGTAGATGTTGTTTAGTACGTCTTTGTAGTGTTTCATAATTTGTTCCTTATCGAAGTTCAACCCAAGACTCAAGGGGGTTAGGGCTATAATCAGACTTGTATGTGCTCCCAGCAGGAATAATAAAAGTAAGGGATGACCCCGCTCCTCCGGTCAAGTCATGGTTGTAAATTACTCTAGTTGCACCAACAAAAGCAGTAACGGGATTGTCATTGCCAGAGTCTCTTATATTTACGACTGCGGTAATAGGTTTGCCCGTGGTGTTCGTGTATGTGACGCCAGACGCCCTAGAAACAATCTGCCAAGTCTGCCCAACACCTATTGCCAGAACCCCGTCCCCCGTATTCGTTCCGCTTAGGTTCGGGGCTGATATGTTGCCTGAAAACGCCTGCCCGGAAATAGCGGCCTTGGCGTCAAGCAGCCCGTCAACTTCCGTCTCGGTGTAGGTCGTGGCTTGGTCGGCCTTATCGTCAAGCAGCCCGTCAACTTCCGTCTCGGTGTAGGTCGTGCCTTGGTCGGCCTTCGCGTCTACTTCACCACCTGTGCGCTGCCATAACCTATGCATGAACTCGATAAACGGCCTGGTCGGTCTGCCGGTTTTCATATCAATGATCTGCATGTTGACTGGTGGCGGATCGACCTTAATTTTTGCCATTTTCGACCTCCGCGTATGCCCCAACGATTGCAACGGGTATCGGGTCGCTGATCTCTACCTTGTACTGGCGCTGCCTGAACATTCCCAGGCGGTTCCATTGCACTCTAGTAAGGTAACTACCAATCTTGCCGATTGGTGACCAGTGTTCATTGCTCCACGTCTTGCCGCCATCGTCTGACCATTGCAGCATTGCCTGTGGGTCGTCGCCTTGTCCGGTCACCAGGCCAACGCCACTGTCCATATCCAGTTCCAGGCAGTGCATGATTGTCCGGCTACGGTTGCTGTGAATCGGCGGCGACACAGCAATGCGCAAGATTTCGTCCACGTTATCTTCATAGATATTTAATGCCATGGTGTAAACGTTGCCATTTTGAAAGTCGCCAACCAGGTGCTGGCCATAAGCGTAAACGTGGCATTGCGCGTGGTGTCTGCCCCACTGGTAATGGCTGCGCTCATGCCATAGGCCGGTTGCAGCATCAAAAACCAGTGTCAGTTCTTTCGATGGAAAGGTAATTACATAGAACGAATGGCCTTCCTCGATGTAGGTATAAGCGAAAGCGTCCGGGTTGTCGTCGCCTATCCTGGCTTCAACGGCGTGCGTGCTGGCCCGGATTGGCTGATATCCGGATGCCCGGTAAATCATGCCGTCATTGCCCAACCAGTAAACGGTATTGTCTAGCTTGGCTACGCTGCCCGGAGCCTCACAGCCTTTTTCTACAAATGCGCCCTGCATCCGTGCAAAAGAAAAGTCTACATCGCCACTGTTGTACCAGACTTCAATAGACTCAACGCCAAACACCCACAGTTCCCGGTGATCGGATATCACGGCCACAGCGTCATCCGGGGAGCCTTCAGCGGTGGCAAACCGCAACGGGTCAAACTCGGTTGATAGCAGGTCAGACAGGAAGAATTGCCCGGTGCCGGCGCGGTTGAAAATGAAATAGCCGTCCTGATAGGTGACAGTGTTTGCCGGATACCAGCCATCACCACTCAGCTGCCGCAATCCGTCGATGGGATTGTATGCGTATCCTTTCCGGCCATCCACGAATACCAGGTCAATGCCGTTTGATGCTGACGATACAGGCCCGATCTGATCTATCTCGCCCTCTTCTGTGTAATCGCCAAACTTGTCGATGGTGTAGAGCCGGGTTGCTGTGACGGCATAGACAACGCCATTCATCTTGTTCAGGGCTTTTACAGGCTTGGTGGGCAGTGACGAAAAGACTCTGGTGCCTGGCGTGCCATACAGCGCTACAGGCGCTTTGCTGTCCTGCGGCAATGCTTCAGCGTACAGATTTACCAGGCGTGAACCGTTGGCGGCGTCTGATCGCGTTTTGTGGCTACCGGTTGCCCACTGAATAGGTTGTTTCATCCACTTGGCCCACTGTAAACGTCATTCCCCCTGGCCTAGTATGTCAGGCCGGGGTCCATTTCCAAGTCTCGATTGCGACTCAGACTGTTGATCCGCTTCAATACCTTTCTGGCCTGCGCGTACTGTGCAGCCATCACGGCGGTCACGTCCTTGCCGTACTCCGGTGCAAGCTCCAACGCCAGACCAAGGCGAATGGCCCGGTCATACCCTGGCGGAAAGCTCACTTCTGCCGTCAGTGCGGGCAGATCCGTGATTGGTTTCGCGCTAATCATGGCCAGCTTGTTGCCGCCAGCCACTGGAATACCACTGAGGCGCAACACACCAAGCGGGGTGCTGGACGTGTAATAGGCGTATTTCGGAAAGGTCTGAACGGTGTCCTTGATCGGGATGTTTGCCCAGGTGTTAAGCCCTACCAGGTCAATAGGGAGGGAATTTCCTTCGGTATCAATGATTCGCAAGTGTTCAATCGTTGTCGGGCGCACGGTGTCGAAGTCGCCACCATCGCCAATCGTAAACTCGTTTTGCAGGGTCAGATCGAATTGTTCATGCACCAGGGCAGGCACAAGCAGGGTTTCATTGCTCCAGCTGTCCAGCATCTGCTTTGCATACAATAATGCGTCCTGCAATTCCGCGGGCTTTGCTTCTTCCCCACTTGCTAGGACGCCAATGCTACGCAGTGCGCTGTCAATCAGTCGTTTGGTAGTTGCCATGGTCTTTTACTCCAGGCCACTACGGACCTTCTCAATAAGCGTGTCGGGCTTCCAGGCTTTCATCATCTTCACGCCAAGATACCGGCCCAACTTTACCAGTTCATCCTTGTCCAGCTGTTCGGGATCTTCATTAAAGCGTGCCATCAGCTGGTCGCGTTCTTCATCGTGCCCCTCGAGAGCGGTTTCTTGCTGCTCGGCTTCGGCTTTAAAGTCTGCCGGTGACTCGCACCATCCCTGTTTTGCCAGTGCGTCCATATCATCAACGTCTGTATCGAAGATTTTCGCCTTCTTGTTGGGATGATACCGCCATGTTTGCATGTTCTTCTCCGTCAGGAAGAAAGGGGCCTTGTGGCCCCTATCTCATATTGCTGGTTTACACAGCCGCGCTGAACGGTGTGGCTTCGGTGCCGGTCTGCTGAATGGTGCCATTCACAGCCCACACGTTTTCGGCCACGTACACTTCATCAGGAAGGCGCGGCGATACGGTTACGTCTTGAGCTACCTTACGCATGGTTATGTCCTCTCTACAATTTCAAGAGCAAAGGCCGGTGTTACCCGGCCCTGCTGGTTAGCTTTCGTCTGACCACAGCCGGTGCGCAAGCTCCGGATAGATCAGATCCGCACCCCACACGGCGTCAATACGTGTGATTTCGGAATGGTTACCGATATCGTAGGCGCCGGTCATGCTCAGGGAAAGCCCGGATTCCGGATCACGGACACGGGATTTCACAGTTGCAGACTGCGGAAGCTCCAGGTCAACCATTGCCAGCGCAAGGGCGTCACGGTGGAACAGGTAGTTCTGACGATACGCGGTATCTGCCGTACCCAGGACAGTGATTGAGGCGCCGTCTGCCGGTGCTGCGCTCACGTTCTGGAATGCCGCCAGACTGAGAGTATTACCCTCATTGTCCACGGTGGTCAGCGTGCCATCGTTGATAGCTGGACTGATTGAGATGGTCGCGTTACCGCTGCCGTCCGAGTTCACGTCCTCTTGAACCACGAAATGCTGCAAGCGTCCGGTGCTTTGGTAGTTCTGCGGGTTGATTTCAAACACCCCGCCAATCGTGAACACGTCACCCGCTTTAAGCAGGCCGGTAATGCCGGTGTCCCATCCGTCAGTGACCAGGGTTGAACCTGTCTGGCCTGCACCATTAATAAGCGGCGTACCTGCGTAGGCGCCTACTGTGTGCGTTGGCACGTTCTGAGACTGGAACAGGTCAATGTCAGCCAACGGCCCCATGTAACCTTTCTGAAGCGATTGCTTCACCATCATTTCGTTGAACTTGGTGGAAATGTCGTCGGAAATCTCCGCGCCATCCAGCAAATTCATAATGCCACGGCGCATACCATCGTCAGGTACACCCACGTTGCCCATGTGGGCCTTGGCAAGATGGAATGACTTGGTGCCGATTGCCGTGCCGGGCGTGCCGGAACTGAAAAACGAATTCTTCAGCTTCAGAAGCAGAGAGCGGTCAATCACGTTGGCAATCTGGATCATGCCAGACTTCAGGTAGCGCTCTGAGAAATTCTGAACAGACAGTGTGCGATCGCGCTGGTTAATTTCCAGACCGAAATGCTCTTGTCGGTTAATCTGGAACGGGATGGTCTGATCGATCAATGGCTGCTTAACCAAAGTACGGCCAGACGCGGTTTTGGTGCGGTAAGGCTTTTGCAGGGAAATGGTGTCACCCACCTTTGCAAAGCGCTTTTCCAGGTCACGATGGACCAACGGCGCCATAACCAAGTTGTTCTTCAGAAGCCGCAATGCTTCTTTCACAATGACATCGTCCGTCAAAAGACGGTTATCAACACCTTGTACGCTCATGGTTTATTCTCCAATTACCAAAAACTTCCACGCTTCCTGTCGCGCTCGTTCATGGTGCTCTCATACTCCGAAAAATCCATATCTGCTGTGGTTTTCGTGCTTGAGTCGCTACCCCTCACGGGCTCGATAGGGTCCGGCGCGGACGTTGTTTTTTTACCGGGCGGTTTAATGTTTGCCACTTTGACTTCAAGTTTCCCGATTTCACGGGCTTGAGCCATCGGGCCGAGTCCAGCGATACGGCTGGCCTCATCTTTGTGCTTGCCAAGGTAATAGGCTACGTCACCAGGACTATCAGCGTCTGCAAGAGCCTTAACCATTTCTTTGGTGATCTGCACGTCTGGCGCGGTCACCACTTCATCGAAGTCGGAATATTTCTCCCGGCTGTTGTCAAACGCATCGTTCACGTCCTCCAACGCCTCGTCATATTCCGGATCTTCTTCTTGGTTCTGGTCCTGCGTTTTGTCGTCGGCGCCCTTGTCTTTTGCATTGTTCGATCCTTTCCCCTGTTTCTGATCGGCTTTCCAGTCGGCCAGTGACTCAAGGTAGTCGTCGTAACTGTCAAAATCGGAAGGGTCCGGTTCGTCGGTGTCGCTATCGCTGATATTGTCGGTTTGGCCGGTGTCTGACTTATCGCCAGAACCTTCTAGCTTGGCCAACTCCTGTTCTGCCTTTTTTGCACGCTCGGTCAAGCGGTCAATGCGTTTCTGGTACCGGCCCTTGGATTTACCCTTAGACTTGGCACCTTCGCCAGCATCGGCGGCGGGTTCTTTATCGGCATCTTCCTTGCCTTCTTCCGTTGAAACGTCCTGCCCCTCCTGTTGGGCCTTTCCTTTCGCTTGGGTAGTGGCCGATCCTTCACCCTGTTGTTCCTGGTTATCGCCTTGCGGCTGATCCCCAACGGCCTCGGTAACGAAAACCTCGTAGTTTTCGGTTTCTTGCTCTGGTGTATTGGCTTCTTCTGCCATGTCGCGCTGTCTCCATCGCGGATTTTACCCCTATGAAAAGCCACAGGTAGCTAACTGCCTACATTATAGCCTGATTTCAGGTATTACCAGCAACTTGCCGGGGTTGCTGCCCTTGTGACATAAGCTCTCCCATGGCTTCAGCCACCAGGTTGCGCACGGTTTCCTCAATAGAGCCCGGTCCTGCAATCGTGGCGTCCCGTTCAATCTCGGCCATTTTGGCGCGGGCTTCTGCGGTATCAGCTTCTGCCTTGGCCATATCTGCCTGAGCCCTAGCGGTATCTGCTTCGGCCTTGGCCTTGTCTGCCTCGGCCCCTGCCATATCGGCTTCAGCCTTGGCCGTGGTGGCCTGCTGCTCCGGTGTCGGCTGCGGTGGCTGAATGCCAAGCTCGTCGGCTTCGTCTTGGTCCAGTATGCCCGGTGGCAATATCTTCTTGAGGCGCTTGCTGATTTCGTCGGCGCCTGGCCAATCCATGTTCTTGGCGATCAGATCCGCCAGCACGGCGGCAGACGATGGCACAGCTTGAGCGAATTGGATCAGGCTGTCAGCTGCTTCAAGGCGCTGAGTCTGGTATCCAGGGCCTGACTTCACGGTGATATCGAACTTGCCCTGCGCCATATCACTGACCATCACAGGTTTCTGCGTTTCCTCGTCCATGATGGTCTGGTTAATTCTGAGCCAGTCCCCGGTGCCGTCCTCAAATTGAATCCGGATAACACGCTCACTGTCGTAGACCTTCGGTATCAACTCAACGCAAATATCACCAATGCGGCCTATGGCCCTGGCCAAGTTGTCGTTATAGGCAAACGTGCCACGGTCGCCCTGCTGCTGGCGTGCCAGTATGGCTTTACCACTGGTTTCGTTGCTCTGCGCACCTAAGCTGGCATCGTACAGGCCAATGGTGGCCTTCATTTCATCCGTGAAGCTCATGGCAATCTGAAGCTCTGCCGTGGGCATTGGCGTGCCCTGGTTGCGCTGCGGTGGCGGTACGTCATTGCGGGCGTTGTATCGAAGCACGCTCTGGTTGTCGACGTTGGCGTTTGCCCATTCTTCCTCGTAGCCCTCGATAGATTCAGCGTCAGCTACCCAGGGCGCCTTGGGCGCGAGTGCAGATTTCTCGGTTGCGGCCGTCATCCAGAAGTTGTGCATCCGTTGGGCGTCTTTGCCAAACCGGATCAGGCCACGGTAATAGGTTTTGTCACCCAGGGTCATTTCCTTGCCAAGCACGGGCGCCACGGGAATGCTGCGGCCGGGCCACGTTACCGGGCCTTCCAGGATATCGTAGGCGGTGACCTTCGCCCACTTCACAATGTAGGTTTTGACCTTGCGCCGGCGCTTCTCGGTAACGCCCATTTCCTTCAGTTCGTCCAGCACGGGCTTTACTTCATCCTCCCACACCACACGATCGTCACTTAGCAATAGCAGTGTGCGGTTCTTCGGCTCTCGCCAGAAGTATTCCGCCACCCTGATACCTTCCTCGCTCACCCACCAGGAATATTCACCACGGTCTGAGTCAATCAGATCCCCTCGAACTGCTTCCGGATAGCGCTTTTCAAACTCCTTCTTGCGCATCCGCTCACCAATGAAACACCAGTTAGCGTCTGAAAAGTCGGGTTCGTCGGCGTCCGGGTCCATCAGCACAGCAAACCGATTGTGAATGCTTTTAATGCAAAGATCCTGCTCAAAGGCATCATCGGTGGAATACTTGGTCAATACGCGCAACCAGCCAAAGCCACCTTCAACGGCGTGCTGAAACGCGGTGTCATAGTGGGCTTCGGCTTTGCTGTTGTACTCAATGTTCCGAATCAGGGCCTCGTACACTTCCGCCAGCGAGTAATTCACTTTGCCGGTCAGGTTCTGCATCTGCTGCGGGTCGTCCTCGCCACCACCTGCTACGTTCGCCTCTGTCGGATGCACTTTGATGGCAGGTCGGTTCTGGCGCTGGTCGCCCAATACCTGGTCCACGTACTGCGGCAATTTGTTCAGGGTCAGGCACGGTCGCTGCTTCAGTTCGCGCTGTTGCTTGATGTAATCAGGCCACTGCTCCCCGGCAAGGAACTTTATATCTTCTTGTGCGGCGTCAAAGTTGTGCTTCCATGCGGTATTGGCGTAATCCGCACGCTCCCGGATCTCTTTAAGCAACGACTCTTTGCTGTCGTCCTCACGGGTTTTTATGGGTTCTTTACCTGGCAACATGGTCCTGTCCTCTCTTAGGCGCCAAGCCAACCACCCGGTCCAGCGCTGCGGGCATGACTTGTCTGCTTCGGCTTTTCTTCTTTCCAGTTTAGCCCCATCTGTTGGAGCGCATCGGTGTAGTTGGTGGCCCACTTCGGCCCTACGGTGTCTTTGAAAGTTTCATTGTCGTGATCCCACTCCCGGCGTAGCGCTTTGATCGCCTTCCACCCGGTATGGCTGGCCATATCGCCCTGGTTCCCGGCAATGTCAGTGTCACAGCGCACCTTGTCGATCCAGATTCGCGGGAACAGTGCCTTCAGGGCGTTGATAGATTCCCGCTTGCTCTTGGTTCTCGGTACCGTTGTAAACTTGATGCCCATTCGTTTGGCGGTCTGTAACCGGCTTTCCCCGGACAATAGCTCCCTCACTTCGATATCGTGCGGCGCCAGATGCTTGCCAAACCGCACGCCATACTTGTCTGCGAAGTCATGCAGCCAGTTTATGTAATGCTCCATGCCCTCGTCACGGTTGCCGTAACAGGCGATACAGCGAATCTCTTTGCGGTGGATCTGCACCAGCCACAGTGCCATATCGTCGTTGATGCCAAGATCCCAATACGTGTGCACGGGCAGGCTTTTCTCAACGGGAAGGTTGGCAATGCGCCCTTCCTCGATTAAAAGCTCCACTTCATCCTTGTAAACAACACCTTCTGCTAGCGCATCATCCGGTGACTGCTGGTATTGAGCGCTGAACATATAGTTATCGGCTTTTTCCATGACAAGCAGTGTCTCCGTGGGCTCTTTCTCTGGCCAGTAGCTGCAACGCTTCCCGGTAAATCCGGTGTCACGTATGCAGGCTTCGCGCATTTCGTCACTCAGCTGGTCCAGGTAACTTGCGTCGATTATGGCAGGGATTCGGAACTGCTGGTAATCATCCGGGCTTTTGTCGCTGTTCAGGTAGTCGGTGCTGTCGCCCTTGGCTATGCGCTGCTGCACCATGACGATAGGCACGCGGTCATGGGCAAGGCGGGAACGAACAATGCGGTTGATACGCTTGTTGCCCTTGTCGATCAGTCGGCCACTCTCGGCGTCCTTGGGCGGTAGCGGGTCGTCCATTACCAGGGCGCCGGTGAATCCTTCCTCCATGAATCCAGCGCGGCGGCCGGTTACCTGGCCATTGATGCTGGTGCCGTATAACCGGTGCTGGTTCCCGTTCTGGTCAATGTATTTCCAGTTGTTCTTACTTTTTGTATCGCGGGAGGGGTTTAGCGGCCATAAAGTCTGATATTCCTCGCTTTCCAGGATTTCCCGAACACGGATGGCGTTCTCGCTCACCAGGTCGTCGGAGTAGGAAAGCGGGAGCCAGCGGGTTGATCTGCCCTCACCAATACATTTCAGGATGCACCAGGCCGGCCAGTGGATAGACCATATCTCTGTTTTGGTGCTGCCGGGCGCCACGTTGACGATTCCCCGTGGTATTTCCATGCGGTAAACGGATTCGGCCAAGCGGCATTCATAGGTGTGGTGCCAGTTCTTGTGGAACTTCTGCCCCTGTAGCAGCTGAAAGAAGATCCTCATAAACGCTTCAAAGGATGATTCGCTAGCCACCTTCACGGCGATCTTCTCCGCGTCGGTCATTTCATCCCACTTCAGCATTACAGCTTATCCAGTAGCTGGCTCAGGGCGTTGGCTATCTCGGGCGCCTCAACATTGGTGTTCAGCTGCATGTTGCCCTCGATCTTCTTGGGCGCGTCCCATCCTTCCATATCCGATATCTGTTTGATGGCGCCGGTCTGACTGTGCAGTTTGAACTTGAAGCCGTCGCGGCCTGTACTCAGTTCTGCGATTGCTGCAGCATTGGCAGAATCCAGCGAGTCATAGTCCACCAGGCGCCACACGGTTTGATACACGGGGTTGCCGTCCTCGTCCTCGCCTACCTGCGTATCCTTGAAGTGAACCACGTCTTTAACGGTCGTCCTGGCGATCTTGGTAAGGGTTTCCAGGGCTTCTTCGCGGGTCATTACGGCTTTTGCTGCTGCGGAATCAACCAAACTATTGTAAAACGCCAGCACACTACCTTTTTCCAACATTTTGCCAATCACGTTGTTGGCGCTTTTCCCTTTCGCTTTACCGCCAGCCTTCACGTAAGCATCCATTTTGCTCATGCCACTGGCGGCGTGAATCATGGTCCACTTTTGTAGGTGCGTCAGCTTTGCCGCCTTCTTTCTCTGCTCCGGCGTCAGCGTAAAATCGGCCTTAGTCTCTTTTGTCATCATCATACCTTCGGTGCCTAACTGGCACGCCAAACTTCATACAGACAAATTGCTCCATCATGTAAATGGCTCTGCCGCCCATGTGACCGCTTATGCCAGCCAGGGCGCTTGTCAGTATCAGGCTGAAGCCCATCTCTTGGCATATCAGTGCCGTCATAATCCCGGCGAATGCCGATATAGTCCATTCCCCTATCAATTCGACAAAGCTGAAGGCTGCGTTGTTTCTCCGAACACGACTGATATAGTTCACAGTCCCTCCCCACAATGCAAGAAGCGCAAACCACACGTAACCCATACCGCCGTCGATCAGTGCCTTGAATATGCTGTGACCATTCTGACCATCAGGCATACGCTCTTGCTCCCATATTCCAATCTATCCTAGTTTGCGCTGACCTTCTTGCCGCCACCTTGGAGCCTCGATGCCAGTGCCTGAATCAATCCGCCTTGGGGCGTTTGGCCTGCGGATACTTGTTTGTCCTGGCTGCGCTTGGCCACACTGATACCCAATA